AGTAGTGTACTACCACAAACAACATGTTTCTCAAAGTCTTCATAATTTTCGCCCTGTTTAATACAGGAGTGCCAATACCTTTGAAGGAAGGCACGACTGGCTCTCGATGCTTTGCAAATGGAGAGCTGGTGAAAACTGTCAACACCACTCTAATACCATCTGAAGTTTGCGTTAAAGATGATATTTCAATAATCAAGTCAAATGGTGAACATTACAAAAAAGGGGATATTTTAGGTGCTGTTATCAAATATTATCGACTGTATCAGATTAAAGACTGGGCTACTTGCAATCCTATTCTTGATAATCATGGGACGTTTATGCTACTAGATATAGATAATACAGGAATGCTAATACCTAAAATGCATACATGCAGAGAAGAGTGCGACATTACATTAAACAAAGACACTGCAGAAATTATTTTGAATTCTTACAGGTTGAACCATTACCGAATCTCAGGCTCCATGCATATATCTGGATGGTTTAAAAACAAGATAGATATACCATTAGAAAATACATGCGAGACGATTGATGTCACTTGTGGCCTCAAAACAATGTCTTTCCATGCTTGCTTTCATACACATAAATCATGCATAAGATACTTTAAAGGATCAATGCTGCCAGAAATAACTATTGAAGCCATGTGTCAGAATATAGAATTAATAATAATTGGCGCGGTTATTTTCTTTGGCTCTATATTTCTAATTATTTTAACTAAAACTTATATAGTATATCTATTTATCCCTATATTTTATCCAGTAGTTAAAGTGTATGCAATCTTGTACAACAGGTATTTTAAACTATGCAAAAAGTGTCTGCTAGCAGTGCACCCATTCACAAACTGCTCTACCATTTGTATCTGTGGCATGGCATACGGAAATACTGAATCATTACGTTTGCACCGGTTGTGTAAATCTTGTGATGGTTATAAAGCATTACCCAAAGCACGAAAATTATGCAAAAGTAAAGTGAGCAATATAATCTTATGTGCTTGTAGTGCTCTCATTTTCTTCTCATTTATAACACCTATAAATGCTGAATGCTTCACATTGGAAGATCTACCGGATGAATTTACTGCTTGCAAACAGCAGGTTGAAGAAGATACCAGAATGAGTAAACTAAGGGTAGTGCTTGATATAATAATAATTCTATTAGGGTGCATGACACCATTTATGACAAAGATATTGATAAAGGCAATTTACGTGGTATGTCCTTTTTGTGGCATGCTTCATAAGCGACGTGGGTTGAAAATGGCAGATGGCATGACAAACTATTGCTTAATGTGTATTTGCTCTACAGATAAAGGCCTAACTTACCATAGAGCATCAACACGGTGTTACAGTCCGACTAAGATCAAGATTATTTACTCATGGCTCTTAATGTTATTAATTACTAATGCCCTAACGATAGTTGATGCAAATGATAAAGTAGACTGTACAAATCTGAAAGATGGTGACATTGCTATAGAAAAAGTCTCACAATGTATAGCAATACACCAAAATTATACAGAGGCAGCTAAAAATTTAGAAGATATATTGAATGAATATTCTATAGTTGACCAGCAAGAAAAGGCAGAAATTAAAAATGCTAATATCAATTGCAAAACCATCAATAAGGCAATAGAAGGTCTAAGTGTTTTAGAGACACAAGCCTTTTATGAGCAAGTGAAATCAAAAATGTGCCCAATTGATGTAAATGATATAACAAAGCCTAACTCTGCCTCAAACTTGCAGTGGAAAACTTTAGCTAGAACATATACATTAGCACTATGCAATGAACATCCACATAAGCATATCTGCAAATGTATGTCTGCTTTTACATATTGTACATCTACTAATACGGATCATGGAGGCGAAATGAGGAAATTTTATGAACACAAAATTGACAACTTTGAGCACGATGTAAAGATAGTCTTGAGAATAATTAAATATATGGTTCCTGGGTTAGGATCAACACTACTCCAAAAAATAGAAGAAAGCAGGAAATATTCAGAACTGGTACATATAGTGGGAAAATTGCTTCCAAAGGCAGAGAAAAATATCCAAATGAAGGGAGTTTTGCAATTTGCAACACAACTTCTAACATATAACGTCAGTATAGTATCAGAAACTCCAAACATAGTTGCTATGTCTTTGATTAAAAGCGAAGGACAAAGTGTCACAGGTAAATTACCAGGGACAGCACCACTTAATATATGTACTAATAGCAAAAAAGTAATTTGCTTTAGCCCAAGAGGTATAAGTCAACCTTATGATTACATTATGTGTGAGGATAAACTATATAAGTGGCCACAGGATGGTGTTTATAGGCATAACAAAAATAGTGGAGAAGCATGTGCCAGGGATACACACTGTATATCAACGTTTGAACCAGCAACACGTGGCGTTGAACGCAGAATATGCGAGAGCTATGAAACTACATATGCTGATGATATTTATTCAAATGCCATCAGCGAGTGCATAGTTACAAAATTTGGCACCTGTACTGTCAAATCAAGTACATGGCCTTTCGCAGTTTGTCAAGGTGTATATTATTACACAAGTGCTCGTCAACATTCAAAGACTCACGACATTACAAAATATTGTTTGAGCAGTACATGCAAAGAAAAAAGATATCCATTTCGAAGCGATTATTGTTCGAATACAGTGTGGGACTCCACTTACAGAACTAAACTAAATATGAAGCATATCTCTCATCCGGATATAGAAAATTATATTTCAGCATTGCAGTCTGATATAGCAAATGATTTGACAACACATCACTTTAGACCCACTAAAAATTTGCCTTCCATTGCGCCCACATATAATGGCATAACAATACAAGGAGATAAGATCTCCTCTGGCATTAGAAATGCATTTATTGAAGGCAAATTGCCAGCTATAGCTGGTCTGGCATCTGGTCTTGATGTTCATATGCCTGATGGCACAAATTTATTTTCTATCATAATCTATGTTAAGAAGATATCTATAAAATCAAATTACCAATATATCTACTCAACGGGACCAACTGTGTCAATCAATGTTAAACATAATGAATACTGCACAGGTAAATGCCCAGAATCAATCCCTAGCGATCTCAACTGGCTCACATTCTCTAGAGAGCACTCTAGTTCCTGGGGTTGTGAAGAATGGGGTTGTATAGCTATAAATGAAGGATGCGTTTTCGGTTCTTGTCAAGATGTAATTAAACCAGAAATGAAAGTTTACAAGAGAATAGGATCTGAAACTAAAGAGGTGGAGGTTTGCATTACCACTGCTCATGAAACATTTTGTAATAACGTAGATGTGTTACAGCCATTAATCAGCCAGCGGATTCAGCTAGATTTACAAAGTATCACAACAACAAACATGCCACCGATTATTGCAGTCAAAAATGGCAAAATCTACACGGGGGATATAAATGATTTGGGTGTGACGGCAAAAAAATGCGGATCAGTGCAGAGTACAGATAACGGTATTCTCGGATCTGGAAACGTGAAGTTTGACTATATATGCCATGCTTTTAATAGAAAAGATATTATAGTTCGCAGATGTTACGAAAACGCATATGAATCATGCAAATTTTTGGATATGCGTGAAGATTTAGCAATGATGTCTGGCATGAGCAATGAAGTACATATGAAAATTTCAAATGTTGGAACTATTAGTTATAAAATTATGCTAGGGGATTTTGATTATGACTTATTTACAGAGCATGCATCTCTAAACCTAGATGCATTAAAATGTGGGGGATGCAAATCTTGCCCTGATGGCATGCACTGTTCATTTAAGGCAAACACCGATAAAATAGTATTGTGTAAAATAGTCTCAAATTGTGTTAGCTTTCTAAACAATATAATTATAGACCCAGAGCAAAATGATTATTCACTTAAACTTGACTGTTCTGAATTGATTTCAGACATTGAAATTAATATATGCAATGCTAAATTAAAAGCAAGACCTACATTAATTAAACAAGTACCAAAAATTAGCTTAGCTAGCATAGATGAATCCACATACATAGAACAGCATGATGATAGATGCAGCACATGGCTGTGCAGAGTTAGAGATGAAGGCATAAATGCAATATTATCACCTATCTTCGGAAAGTTATCCTACTATTGGATGGTCACAATATATACAGTCCTTGCAATAATATCTTTAATAATACTACTATATGTATTAATACCATTTTGCAAACGAATAAAAGGTATATTAGAGTACAACGAGAGAGTCTATCAAATAGAAAACAAATTTAAATAATTAGATAATATGTAACATAAATTATCTTAATAAAATAAACAAAAAGCAAAGGATGGGCATTTGCTCATCCTATAATTCAGCTGAGAAAATATTGTATGTGGTAGCACACTACT